GGTTATCTCTGGGATGACGTAGAACAATGGTGGGTTCGAGAGTGGACTACTAATAACGGTGCTGAGTCCATTCTAGAAGCATATAGAGAGGATTTAGAAGGATCTTGGTGGAATATAATGGTTGATTATAGTGGTTATATTTTCTATGAAGAGAGAGTGATGGACTCATGAAAGAAACTAAATGGTCAGCACAGATTTTACTTAATTCAAATAGATTAACTAAGGTAGAATTTATATCACCATCTAATCTAAGAGAGGATGCTGAACAGAGATGTAAAGCATTGTATGGTGTGTCTGATGTCCGTCAATTAACTAGGTTGTGGAACTAACACTCAGTCAGGGAGTCCACACTGAACTAGGCAAAAATTACTAGTCCGTGCTATAAATATGTGTAGTACGGGATTGAAAGAATCATGCCCCTGACTCAACAAAGACATTACACTGTAGGTTATCACGATCTACAACAACAACATTATGAAATCTGTGAGTATGCTATGGATGCATACGAAGCAATAGAACACAGCAAAGAGGATGTATCCTATCTAAAGGAGCATCCTCATTTTATTGACTATTGCACAAACGAATCTGCATTAGATAATATCTACGATATGATGGCATCTGGCATCCCAATGGGACATTAATCATGAGCAGAATAAACGAACACAAGCATGAGATCATGTGGTGGATGAGTAGACTCACAGTGATGGGAGTTTCTCTAGGATTAGCTTTTAGACTTGCTGCTGAAGCATATGTCTGAAGTCATTTGGTCAATTAATATAATGATTGCTATTTTACTTGTTGCGGTAGGTGTCGTAATCTACTACATATTCATGTACGATGAATTTTGGCCAAATGGGAGCGATGATACCACCAAGCAGGAAGAGCTGCTACAACTTCCGAGTAACGGAGATTAACCGTGTTCTTGACGGCGATACTATTGATGTCACCATTGATCTTGGGTTTGACTTATACAAGAAAGAAAGAGTTAGAGTTGCAGGAGTTGATACGCCAGAAAAGAGAACAAGAGACTTGGAGGAGAAGGCATTAGGAATAGATGCTACCAACTGGTTAAAGAAAAAATTAGAAGATACTATTGCAGGTGATGAAGAGCTCTCTATCAGAACCGAATTGAAAGGTGGCGTCGGTAAATATGGGCGTCTTTTAGGTTGGCTATATATTGGAGATGCAGAAGTATCTTTAAATGAGCAGATGATTACGGAGGGATATGCTTGGGAATATGATGGCGGCACTAAACAGAAAGATTTTGAGGAGCTACGTGAAATTAGGCGTTCGTTTGGGACATTGGTCGAGTCTTGACCAGACCTACATAGATTCAAATGGTGAAACAGGCAGACGTGTATACGCTGACTGGATCATCCCACTTAAGGAATATTAACATGAGAGATACATTGATTAAGGCACTCCTGGCACATGCTCAAGGAGACATTGCCAAACATAGAGCTAACGTTGAAGTATACCTTACTAACCCAGTTGGTATTGGTGAACATTCAAATGTACTTGAGGCAATAGAAGAAGAATTAAATATGATGGCTAAGTATCAAGATCAGATTGATATCATCAACAAATATTTTAAACAAAGACCTGCTACATCAGAACCAGATTATTCACAATATAAATCTCAAGAATACAGACCAGAATAAATGAATGGCAATAGCAAATGATGTTTATCTTGGTAACCCCAACCTGAAGAAGGCTGGTACTGAGATACAATTTACTAAGAAGCAAGTAGAGGAGTGGATCAAATGTAAAAAGGATCCACTCTATTTTGCATTGAATTATATTAAAATCATTTCTCTTGATGAAGGTCTAGTTCCTTTTTCTATGTACGATTTCCAAAAGGAAATCATGATGGACTTTCACAACAATAGGTTTAACATTGCAAAACTCCCTAGGCAAACAGGTAAGAGTACGACTGTCGTGGCTTACCTTTTACATTATGCTATCTTTAACGATAGCGTCAATATCGGCATACTCGCTAACAAGGCTAGCACTGCAAGGGAACTACTTGGAAGACTACAGCTAGCATACGAAAATTTACCTAAATGGATGCAACATGGGATACTGGTTTGGAACAAAGGAAACGTCGAACTCGAAAATGGATCAAAGATTCTGGCTGCTTCTACGTCTGCAAGTGCTGTCCGAGGCATGTCATTCAATATCTTATTCCTCGACGAATTCGCTTTCGTTCCGAACCATGTTGCAGAACAATTCTTTGCATCGGTTTATCCTACTATTACTTCTGGTAAGTCAACGAAAGTCATAATCATATCTACTCCTAATGGTATGAACCACTTCTATAAGATGTGGGAAGATGCACAGAGGGGTAAGAATGGTTATGTAACAAACGAAGTACATTGGTCTCAAGTTCCAGGCAGAGATGCTAAGTGGAAAGAGGAGACTATGAAGAACACGTCCAAGAGACAGTTCGCTCAAGAGTTTGAGTGCGACTTTCTTGGATCTGCTGATACTCTTATATCGCCAGCTAAATTACAGGCGATACCATTTAATGAACCGATACAAAGCAATGCAGGACTTGACATTTATCAGAGAGCAGAAAAGGATCACGAATACATTATTACTGTTGACGTTGCCAGAGGAATTGGTGGCGACTATTCTGCTTTCGTCGTGTTTGATATCACCACGATGCCGTATAAGGTCGTTGCAAAGTACAGAAATAATGAGATTAAGCCTGTACTGTTTCCCTCGATCATCTTCGGTGTAGCAAAAAATTATAACTATCCATACATTCTTATAGAAGTAAATGATATAGGAGATAGTATAGGAGCAATGTTAAACTATGATCTAGAGTATCCTAACGTACTCATGTGTGCTATGAGAGGTAGGGCAGGTCAGATTGTAGGACAAGGATTCTCAGGTAACAAAACCCAGTTGGGTGTTAAGATGAGTATCACTGTTAAGAAACAAGGGTGTGCTAACCTTAAAGCAATTATTGAAGAAGATAAATTATTGTTTAATGATTTTCATATCTTCCAAGAGCTAACTACATTTGTACAAAAGAAACAAGCATGGGAAGCAGATGAAGGATACCATGATGACTTGGTTATGTGTCTAGTACTATTTGCATGGTTAGTCATGCAAGAGTATTTCAAAGAAATGACAGATCAAGATGTCAGGAGAAGAATCTATGAAGAACAACGAGAACAAATTGAACAGGATATGGCTCCCTTTGGTTTTATTGACGATGGCATGGGTGATGATACCTTCATGGATGGAGACGGAGATCTGTGGGCCTACGGAGATAAACAAGAAGAGGTCTCCTATATGTGGAACTACTGATGGATATTTCAAGTCAATTCGACTTGGAACACCTCCTATTCAAGGAGAGGATATGTAGATCGTGTGGAGAAACAAAAGATTTAATAGATGATTTTTATTTGATTCGTAAGAATAAGAAAGGTAATCCATCTGCTTATTCTTATGAATGTAAAGCATGTACTATTGCTAGAGTAGTTAAAAAGAAAAGGAAAATAAAAGAAGAAATCTATCCAGACTGGTAGTTCATGCACGGTTTCCCCGATGAAAGAATCGTTTTTTCTAAATATTATTAGATAAAATTGGAATCTATCGAGGTAAAAACATGGCTAGTCAAGTCTCGCCTGGAGTTGTTGTTAAGGAACGTGATTTATCCAATGCGGTTGTTGTAGGTGCATCTTCAATTACAGGTGCTTTCGCTTCATCCTTCCGTACTGGACCTGTAGGCAAAATTGTAAGTATCTCTTCCGAGAGACAGCTCATTGATACTTTCGGCACACCTGCTGAAGCAAACGCTTCTGACTGGTTAGTTGCATCCGAGTTTTTACGCTACGGTGGAAGACTTGCTGTTGTACGTGCTGCGAGTGGAGTAAAGAACGCAACCGCATCTGGAACTGGTGCTTTGATTGCGTCTAAAGAAGATTTTGATGCTGGAGCAACTACTGAAAAGTTTGCTGCCAGATACGCTGGTGCTGATGGTAACAACCTACGTGTTGTTATTGTTGACAGAGGTGCTGATTATACCGTAACCAAAAACGCTCATGGTTGGGCTGTTGGTGCAAACTATACTGATGGTAACGGTACAGCACATGAGATTGTTTCTGTAACAACTAACACAGCAGACATCATTCAAAATGGCGCAGTTGCTCCTACCGCTACTGGTGGTGCTACTGTTGCTGCATTCGATTGGAACGCACAAACAATCGGATCAACAGGTTTAACTTACAAAGCAATTGCTCCTAGACCAGGAACATCTGCATTTGCTTCAGAGCGTTACCTGTCAAATGACGAAGTTCACGTTGCTGTTATTGATGAAAGTAACAACACAGTGGTTGAGCGTCAAACATATCTTTCAAAACTATCTGATGGTAAGACACCTGAAGGTGGATCATCTTATTGGAAAGATGCAGTAAACGAATTTTCTAATTACGTTTATGCTGGTGCAGACTTAGGTGCTTCTGAGCACGCAGCTCAAGGTGAGAACTCTGGTTCTGCTGCTGCATCTTATGGAGCAACATCTGGATCACCTGTAGAACTAGCAAGGATTCTTCCTACTGCTGGTGGAGCACTTAGTGGTGGTGTTGATGACTATGCTTATACTGCTGGAGAAATTCAAACAGCATATAACGAATTCCTTGATACAGAGCAAACAACAGTTGACTTTGTAATCATGGGTGGATCAATGGCTAGTGAAAATGATACAGTTACTAAAGCACAAGCAGTTGCTGGTGTTGCTAATAGTAGAAAAGATTGTGTCGCATTCATTTCTCCATTCGTAGGAAATCAGATTGCTACATCTGGTGGATCAGCTATTGCTCCAGGAACACAGTTAACTAATACAATAACTTTCTTTGACAATATTGCATCTAGTTCATACGTTGTACTCGATAGTGGTATCAAGTATACATATGACCGCTTCAACGATAAGTATCGTTATATCGGTTGTAACGGTGATGTCGCAGGTACTTGTGTTTCTACTTCTAACATTCTTGATGATTGGTTCTCTCCTGCTGGAATGAGTCGTGGTGGTATTCAGAACGTTGTTAAACTTGCCTTTAATCCTAATAAGGCACAGCGTGACGATCTGTATACAAGTAGAATTAACCCAATAGTATCAATGCCTGGTTCAGGTCCAGTACTATTTGGTGACAAGACTGCACTTGCTTCTCCATCTGCATTTGACAGAATTAACGTTCGTCGTTTATTCCTAAATGTTGAGAAGAGAGCTAAAGCATTAGCAGAAGGCGTACTCTTTGAACAGAATGACTTTACTACACGTAGTAACTTTAATGCATCTATTAGTTCTTACCTTTCTGAGGTACAGGCACGTAGAGGTGTTACAGACTTCTTAGTAGTTTGCGACGAGAGTAACAATACCCCTGAAGTGATTGACAGAAATGAGTTCGTTGCTGAATTATTCCTCAAGCCAACTCGTTCAATTAACTATGTTACTGTTACTGTTACTGCAACAAGAACTGGAGTTAACTTCAGTGAAGTTGTTGGTAGATAATTATTATTCTAGATAAACATTAAAGAGGCAACTAAAAATGGCAAGGTCAAACGTATCAGAATTTTTACAAACTATTGGGCAAGGTGTAAAGCCCAATATGTATCTGATCGACATCCAGTTCCCTGCTGCATTAAGCAAGGATCAGGTGGAAGATCAAGATCTAGTAAATTTACTCTGTAAATCCGCAGCACTTCCTGGTTCAAACTTAGGTGTAATCGAAGTTCCGTTCAGAGGAAGAACAGTTAAGATCGCTGGTGATCGCACCTTCGATACTTGGACTGCAACATTCTTTAACGATAAGGACTTCAAACTCCGTTCGTTCTTTGAAGAGTGGGCTAATAGTATTAACACACACGAAGAAAATACTTCTCAATTATTCACTCCTAATAATTCTACTGGTTATACAGCAGATCTTGGAGTTAAGCAATTAGAGAAAGATTCTTCAGCAACAGGTTCAGTATTAAGAGAGTATAATCTCAAGTATTGTTTCCCAACTAACGTCTCTCAAATTGATCTTGCTTATGATAGCAACGACCAAATTGAAGAGTTCTCAGTTGAATTCCAATACTCTTACTTTACTGCTGGTGCTGGTAATGATTCCAGAGCTGGCGTAAGTGCAATTCCTGTGGTATAATAAATACTATTTGAAGAGTATTAAACGGAATTAGTTATGAGTCAGTTATTTGGCTTCCAGATTAATCGGAAGGAGGGAAAGAAGGGTCAATCCCCTGTCCCTCCTCAGGCCGATGAGCCTATTGCTGTAGCAGCAGGTGGCTATTATGGAACATACGTTGATACTGATAATCAAGCACGTAATGAGTTTGAGATGATCCGTCGCTATCGCGACATGGCAATTCATCCAGAAGTTGATAGTGCAGTTGATGAAGTAGTAAATGAATTTATTGTGAGTGATGCTCACGATAGTCCAGTAGAAATTAACCTAGACAATCTAGGTATGGGTGCTGGTGTAAAAACAAAAATTAGAAATGAGTTTGAGTATATCAAGCGTCTTCTAAATTTTGATAATAGAGCTCACGAGATCGTTCGTTCATGGTATATTGACGGACGACTTTTTTATCATAAAGTAATAGATTTAGAGAATCCTAAAAAGGGTATTACAGAACTCCGCTACATTGATCCTATGAAGATCAAGAGAGTTCGTCAGAAGTTAGATCAAAATAAAGCACAGAGTTCTGTCGAAAGACAGGCAATGAAAGGTACAGCATTAGAAGTTGAATACGGAACCTTTGTAGATTATTTCTTATATAATCCAAAAGGTTTTTATAAAGGTGGTGTTCTTGGACCTATTGGAGACATGTCATTGTCTCAAGGTATTAAGATGGCAGTTGATTCTGTTACCTTTATTCCATCTGGATTGCAAGATCTTAACAAGAGAATGACTCTTGGATTCTTACACAAAGCAATTAAGTCTTTAAACCAACTCCGCATGATTGAAGATGCGTTGGTTATATACAGACTTTCTCGCGCACCTGAAAGAAGAATTTTTTATATTGATGTAGGTAACCTTCCAAAGGTTAAAGCAGAGCAATACCTACGTGATACAATGTCTCGCTATAGAAACAAGCTAGTGTATGATGCTAACACTGGTGAGATGCGTGACGATAAAAAGCATATGAGTATGCTTGAAGATTTTTGGTTACCTCGTCGTGAGGGTGGTAGAGGAACAGAGATCACCACATTACCTGGAGGACAAAATCTTGGAGAACTTAAAGACGTTGAATATTTTAAGAAGAAGTTATATAACTCGCTTAACCTTCCACCTAGTCGTCTTACAGACGATAACAAAGGTTTCAATCTTGGTAAGACTACGGAAGTATTACGCGATGAGATCAAATTCACTAAGTTCATTGGTAGACTACGTAAGAGATTCTCTGAGTTATTCCAAGACATACTTAAGACTCAACTTATTCTCAAAGGAGTAATTGCTCCTGATGATTGGGAGGACATGAAGGAACATATTCAATATGACTTCTTGTTCGATAATCATTTCAATGAGTTAAAAGAAATTGAAATGCAGAACCAGCGTATGCTGACTGTTACTCAAATGGATCCCTTTGTTGGTAAGTATTTCTCTATTGAATATGTTCGTAGAAACGTACTCCAGCAGAAGGATAAGGAGTATAAGGAAATAGAACAACAAATGAATAAGGAGATTGAACTAGGAATGGTTATGTCTCCATCAGATATCAATACATTTGATACATTGGATCGTCAGAATGATGCGTTTGCACCAGAAATTGATGCACAAAATGCGGAAGATGATCACAAACGAGAGATAGAAAAGATCAAAGCTGCGCCTAAACCTGCGGCTAAACCTTCTAATTCTACTAAATAATCATATTGACTTAATATTATGACTGAAAAAAATGAAGTTAAGCAAGAAGTAGGGGTGGCTGATATTGTCAACAGCATTGCTGATAAACAAAGAGCTACCGCTATAGATGCTATACAGGACATGTTGTTTGCCAAATCAAATGATGCTATGGCAGACTACAAGAAAGTTGTAGCAAATACATATTTCCAAGAACCTACTGGAGAAGAGGAACCATCAAATGAAACTGATAACGGAACAGATTGAAAATGTAAAGGTCATCACTGAAGGAAAAGGTGAAGATAAAAAACTCTACATTGAAGGTGTCTTTTTACAATCAGAGATTGTGAATCGCAACGGTAGAAAGTATCCTATTGCAACTCTCAGCAGAGAAGTTGAAAGGTATACTGAGGAATATGTAAAGACTAAGAGAGCATTAGGCGAACTTGGTCACCCTGATGGACCTACTATTAATTTAGATAGAGTCTCTCATAGAATAACAGAACTCCGCGCAGAAGGTAACAACTTCTATGGTAAGGCACAGATCCTTGATACCCCGATGGGTAAGATTGCTAAATCTCTTTTAGGAGAGGGAGTTCAACTAGGCGTATCCTCTAGAGGGATGGGAAGCATTGATAAAACTGAAAATGTTTCAGTTGTTAGAGATGACTTTATGCTTACAACAGCGGCTGATATTGTTGCAGATCCATCTGCACCTGATGCTTTCGTAAACGGAATCATGGAAGGTAGAGAATGGGTGTGGAGCAATGGTATCCTAAAGGAAACCGAAGTTGCTAAATATAAGGGTCAATTGGATACGGCAAGTCGCCGTGGCCTTGAGGAAAAAACTCTACAAATCTTTGGAGATTTTCTCTCAAAACTTTGAATGAATAAATAAACTTAGATAATTACACGGAAACTTAAGAGGGAACTCAAAAATGTCAGATAAACTGAACGAAAACTTCAAGAAGTTTGCGGCTGAGAAAGAGATAGTTGTGGAAGAGGATCAAACCAAGATGCCTACTGTCCAAGCAACAGTTATCCCTGGTACTGGTAGCGAACCTTCCCAAGTCTCTGACGCACAGACTGCCAACAATGGCAATGCTGGCGATCAAGGAACTCAACCTAAAGTTGATCCATCCGCAGCTCCAAGTGGGCAGTCAGTAACTGACTTAGGTGGAAGTACAACTACACCTAACGAGCATGATGAAGATGGAGAAGAGAATCCAGGCGCTAAGGCAGCCGCTCCTGTAGGAGCTAAGGCAGCACAAAGCGATGGTTCTGCTCAAACATCTAACATCAATGATGCTGGTGATCAAGGTACACAACCTACAGTTGGCACTCAAGTAGCATACGGAACAGGAGATGGTGGTAAAGTCACATATCCAATCCATGCTGGTTTTGAGCTCGACGTTTCCGATGACATCAAAGCCCTATTAGAGGGAACAGAACTCACCGAAGAGTTTGCCGAGAAAGCAAAAACAATTTTCGAGGCTGCTGTTAAAGCAAAACTTAAGGAAGAGTACGAAAAGCTTGTAAAACACTTTGCCGAAGAAACCGAGAAACAGATTGCTGCTGCAAAATCTGAACTCTCCGAAGAGGTTAACGGCACAGTTAATTACGCCGTAAGTCAATGGCTTGAAGAGAATCAAGTAGCTGTTGATCGCGGAATAAGAAATGAGATTACAGAAGACTTCATTGCAGGTCTGAAGAATCTCTTTGAAGAACACTACATCTCCATACCAGATGATAAAGTTGATATGGTAGAAGATAGTGTTAAGAAAGTACATGAGATGGAAACCCGCCTTGACGAACAGGTCAAAGCTAACGTGAAACTTCAAAATCGCCTTAACGAGTCTGCAAAAACTGTTATTCTGAAGAATGTTTCAGAAGGATTGGCAGATACTCAGAAGGAAAAACTCGCGGCTCTCGCTGAGGGAATCGAGTTCGTTTCTGAAGAAGATTTCTCTAAGAAAGTTAAGACTATCAAAGAGAGCTACTTCAAGGAATCAACTGTAACCCCAAGTGAGGTTGCTGATGAAACTCCAGTGGAAGGTGTAAATCAAGATGTAACCCCATCAATGGGAGCATATCTAGATGCACTTAATCGTTGGAACAAATAATAATAACCCTTTACTTTTTTACTAAGTTAGAAAAATGTTTAATGCTAAGGCTCTAACAGAAAAGTGGGACCCTGTTCTAGGTCATGAAGGCGCAGGAGCCATCAAAGACAATTATAGAAAGGCGGTCACCGCTGTTCTTTTAGAAAACACAGAAAAATCAATCCGCGAAGAACGTGGAATGATTAATGAAGCTTCTAACACTGTAGGTGCTATCGGTGCTGACGGACTATCAGGTTCTGGTCTTACTACTAAGACAGGTGGACTTGCTGGTTTCGATCCAGTGATGATCAGCTTGATTCGTCGTGCTATGCCTAACCTCGTAGCATACGATATCTGCGGTGTTCAACCAATGAGTGGTCCAACAGGACTAATCTTTGCGATGAAGTCTCATTATCAGGAGAACGGATCTGCACTACGCGGTGGTCCAGAAGCCCTCTACAACGAGGCTGATTCAAACTTCTCTGCATCCTCAAAAGGACCAGGAGTTTATAATCAAGTTACTGCGAATAATACAGGAGATAACACCTATCCTCTAGGAGATGGTGGAACTACCGACGCTAACCCAGGTCTTCTTAACGATACCTCTGGTGGCGGTACAACTGCTGCTAATTATGAGCGTGGTACAACAGGAATTGCCAGAGAAGACGCTGAAACTCTTGGATCAGGTTCAACCTTATTCAACGAAATGAGCTTCAGTATCGAGAAGACAGCGGTTACCGCTAAAACTCGTGCTTTGAAAGCAGAATACACACTAGAACTCTCACAAGACTTGAAAGCTATTCATGGTCTTGATGCAGAGCAGGAACTTGCTAACCTACTTTCTAGTGAGATCCTTGCAGAAATCAACCGTGAAGTAGTAAGAACTGTTTATACAGTTGCTAAGTCTGGTGCTGCTAACAACGTTGCAAATGCTGGTGTATTTGATCTAGACGTTGACAGTAACGGCAGATGGTCGGTTGAAAAATTCAAGGGACTTATGTTCCAGATCGAAAGAGATGCTAACGCTATCGCGCAGCAAACTCGTCGTGGAAAGGGCAACTTCATCATCACTTCTGCTGATGTCGCTTCTGCTCTTGCTATGTCTGGTACACTAGACTACTCTTCAGGTCTTCAAGGTGCTGGTGGTCCTTCCATCGGTGATGTTGATGACACTGGAAACCTACTTGTAGGTACAATGAACGGACGTATCAAGGTTTACGTTGACCCTTATTCTGCTAACGTTAGTGATACTCACTACTACGTTGTAGGATACAAAGGTTCTTCTCCTTACGATGCTGGACTGTTCTATTGCCCTTACGTTCCTCTCCAGATGTTAAGAAGCGTTGATCCATCAACCTTCCAACCCAAGATTGGATTCAAGACTAGATACGGTATGGTTGCTAACCCATTCGTTGTTCAGTCAAACGGTACTCCAGACGCTGAGACACTAACTGCCTCACGTAACCAGTACTACAGACGTGTACGTGTTGCAAACCTAATGTGATACACGGTCACGATATCAAATCAAAGGGGAGCACTACGCTCCCCTTTTTTATTAAATAATGGTATAATAAAATTAGTACAGAGTATGACCACCGCAACATGCCCTTTAACCTGTGCTTGGCCAGACAATTTATACCGAACATATATGAACGGCAGACTTAAAAAAGTGGACATGCAATCTCGCCTTACTAGAATTAAGCAAGGGATTGATAATAAATCATGGTATCCAGATTGGAACGACAAGGAACGGTGGGCAGCACAACAAGCATTGAATAATGCTTTGGACATTTTAGATGAATATGATTACTAATATAGACAGTCCTGTATTATCACTTATTATAATTGCTACAGTATCCTTGCTTTCCGTAGGGATATGGTTTATAATATGGTTAACTAGTACTCTTAAACAACGTTCAATAATTAAAAAACTTGAACGTATGACTAAGATGGCTAGGTCGATTTGGTTAGAAGAGGACTATGACTGAAGAAAAAATTAAAAGTCTTTGTTATACAAAAGAAGAAGTTGATGCCATGATCGAAGCTGCGGTAGCGGAGGCAAGAGCAATAGATGAAGCATCAATGCGTAAGCATAATAGAGAAGCAACAATCATTAGTATGATTCTTGGATTCACTTGTCTTGCATTATTTGTAGATGGATTACTTAGAATACTTGGCATCATTCCACCCTTTATGGATTTAGATGTTAATGTAATTGATGATGTTATTGAAAGAGTTGAAACTGATATGATGCCTTTGATTCAAGATACGGTATCGAAAGCAAAAGGATATATACCACGCATCTAAATAGTATTGTATCTTAGGAATTGAAATGGCAGCTGATTGGTATAAGGAGCAACCCACTAATAGGAACTTCTTAAACCCAGTAGGGTTTCTTTTAAAATTAGAAAAATTTAAGGGTACGGATTTCTTCTGTCAAAGAGTAAACGTACCTGATATTAGTATGCCTGTAACTGAGGTTCCAACTCGGTTCAGAAGTTTACCTATCATTCCTGGTGGTGGAGTAGAGTTTGGAGATCTTCAGATAGAATTTATAGTAGATGAAGATATGTTGAACTACTATTCAATACACAAATGGATACGAGATAATGGTAGAGCAGATGATGATGCTAATACTCCAAAGGAAGAAGAGTATAGTCAAGCAGAATTACATGTAGTTACTTCCCAATATAATCCAGCATTTGTAGTATCATTTACAAATGTATTTCCTTATAGCTTAACATCATTGAACTTTGATGCTACAATGTCTGACGTAGAGTATATTACTGCTCAGGTTACATTTAAACATCAGAAGCATCATATACTTAATAAGAATATGCAACCAATTACTTTATGAATTTTGAAACTCTTCGTAATAAATTTGAAAAACTGAGAGAAGAATGGGCAGAAGATAGTCATGTAGACTTTCAGTTCAAGAACAAACAATACAGTGCTGACCTAGCTCAGGTCGCTCTGGACATACCTTTTTGCCATAATAAATACTTAAACCACTATACCGATATATCTCAGATTAAAACCTCACTTGAATTTGAAGTTCGCAAACTTGTAAGAGAGAAGCGTGAGTACTATGGAGGAGAAGCTGACGCAAGGATATATGCCGAGAAACCTTTTGGCAATAGTATCAAGACATCTGAAAAGATGAAAGTTTATTTAGAGTCTGATGATGAAGTCATCAACCTAGAAGCGAAAATTAAATACCTAGATCAAATGCTCTATTGGTTGGATCAGGTAATGAAACAAATATCAAACAGAGGGTTCCAAGTCAAGAGTGCTATTGAGTGGGAGAAATTTATTAATGGACAGTAATGGCACTTCTCTCTATAAAAAAGAAGAACGAAGTTTACGTTAGTATAAAGACGGATGAAGAATACATCCATCGTGAACTAGCAGACTACTTCTCATTTGAAGTACCAGAAGCAAAGTTCCTAAAAAGAAATCCCAGATATAAGTACTGGGATGGAACTATACGTTTGTATTCTCCTGCTACTGGAGATTTACCAGCAGGTCTATACAATAAATTATTAGGTTTTGTACAAGAGCGTGACTACCAACTCGAAGTAGAAAAGGATGAGTGGTATGGTGACATAAGAGAAGTGAATCAGTTTGTATCGCTACAAGCTGTCAAAGTATTCATGGATAAGATCTCTAAGGTTAAACCTAGAGACTACCAATACAGAGCAGTGCATGAAGCGTTAAGAACTAATCGTAAGTTACTTCTTTCTCCTACTGGATCTGGAAAGTCTCTTATGATCTACGCCATAGTCAGATACTACTGCGCCACCGCAAAGAAGATACTTATAATCGTCCCAACTACTTCCCTTGTGGAGCAAATGGTCAACGACTTCGTTGACTACGGATGGAGTGCGGATGCTCATGTTCATAAGATATACAGTGGTAAGGATAAGAATACAGATAAACCAGTTATAATATCTACTTGGCAATCTATTTACAAATTTCCTAAGAGATACTTTGATGATATAGATTGTGTCATTGGTGATGAAGCACATCTATTCAAGAGTAAGTCACTAACTGGTATAATGACTAAGTTACATAATGCCAAATATAGATTTGGTTTTACTGGAACTCTTGATGGGAGTAAAACACATAAGTGGGTACTTGAAGGATTGTTTGGTGATTGTAATCGTGTCACCAAGACAGATGATTTAATTAAACAAGGTCACTTATCCAAATTCAGGATCAAAGTTCTCTTGTGTAAGCACCCTCCTCAGTATTTAGATAATTACCAAGATGAGATAGACTATCTTGTAAGTCATGTTGGTAGGAATAACCTGATCAAGAATCTAGTTAAAGATCTAGAAGGAAATACCCTAGTACTCTTTAATTATATCGAGAAACATGGGGAACCGCTATTTAATTTAATAAATAATTCCATATTGGCTCCGCGTAAATCTTTTTTCGTACACGGAGGAACCGATGTAGAAGACCGAGAACAAGTACGACAAATTACGGAGGAAGAACATAATGCTATCATCGTTGCGTCCTATGGGACTTTTTCTACTGGCATCAACATTAAGCGTTTGCACAATATCGTCTTTGCAAGCCCATCCAAATCACGGATCAAAAATCTCCAGTCCATCGGGAGAGTTCTTAGAAGAGGAGAGGGAAAGGACATTGCCACACTCTATGACATCGCAGACGATATTGGTGGACAAAATTATACATTAAAACATCTAGACCAAAGAGTTACGATCTATAATGAAGAACAATTCAAATACGAAGTCATCAGAATCAACCTCAAATAATATGGAAGAAGATTTTTATGCTACAATAAAATTATCTTCTGGTGAAGAGATCATAGGAAAAGTATGTTATCTTCCTGATGAAGATAAGGTACTTATCGATAGACCCCTATTGGTTGAAGTTGCTAAAACTAAAAAAGGTAATGTCGAAGTATCTGGATTCTCTTTGAAAGAATGGATCAATGCAACCTTTGAAAATATGTTTATCATTGATAAGTCCAGTGTTATCACCATGTCTGAACTAGAAGATAAGATTGCAGAGTTCTATGTTATGACATGTCAGAGAATTGATGCTGGTAAAACAGCTGGGCATGGTGGTCATAAACTCCCTAGAGCTTCGGGGTATCTAGGGTCAATCGCTAAAACCAAGAATACTTTAGAGGATATCTATAAGAAGAGCTAAGGGCCTAACCTCCTCTTGAACCCTGACAGAGTTATCCTACTGACATTTTATGGTTTTGTCAAGCCCCTTTACAAAAATCATTCTGCGTGCTACACTTATGTGAGGTAGAAGAATGAAATAATGGCATCTACAATGGCAAGAAAAAAAACTGAGTACTACGTTAATAACAAAGAGTTTCTTGCTGCTATCACAGAGTATAGACACTTAGTCATTAATGCTCGTGAGAACGATAAACCTCGTCCTCGTGTACCCAATTATATTGGTGAATGTTTTTTAAAGATTGCTACACATCTATCATATAAACCAAACTTTGTCAATTACATGTTCCGTGAAGATATGATCTGTGACGGAATTGAGAACTGCTTACAGTACATTGATAATTTTGATCCAGAGAAATCTAAGAATCCTTTTGCTTACTTTACTCAGATTATATACTATGCTTTTCTAAGA